TGCGCCGACATTTTCGGGACTGGTGTAAATTCCGCGCGATAAGCCGATGTGGTTTTCCAGAAGCTCAAAGCTGTTTTTCAGACGCAGATAAATCGGGTCGGCTCGGATTGCCGGATCAAAGACTTCAAAGAAATTGTCAATGCCGGTATCCAATATTCTGAAAAGCTGACTGTTCGGCAGAATATACTTTCCATCATCATCTTGATTAAACAGGGTACTATCCGCACCGATAAAAGCCTTTTTCAATTCGTATTCGTTCGCCAGATACTTGAATTGTTCTTGAATATCCTTGATAAGGCTGTCGCAACCCTCGGTAATGCGTGCCGCATAAAATACATCGTTGTTACGCGAATCAACGGGACACTCGATCTCGCCCATCAACAGGCGGTCTACATTCCGGATGGATAGGGGAGGTAGTGGAATCCACTCCGTTTCCGGCGGAACCTGTTCTCCCAGAATGGTGTTAGTTGTCAGATCGGCGTAAAACTCAGTAATGACATGATTTTTATCCCGACTGAGCGTATAACGCTTGAACCTCCCGAATCGTTTTGTCTTTACGCGTTTGATTTCGCACAAAATTGCGATGTCGGTCGCTTTTTCCCCGTCATTCCCCAACAGAATCACATTGGACTGCGGTACGATGTTGAATTTGATGGTCGCGCCATCGTCACAATAGGGGATAAGGCACACTTTGCCATAGCCGGCAGCACGTGCGGTAATCCGTTTCTTGAATCGCCAGAGCTTATCGGCACATTCCTGCAAGAACGCCATGCGTAGGTTGTCGGGACTGTCCTGGATATTGATCTGGCTGTCGGTCGTCACGAGATTCGCTACCTTGTTGGCGGCAATATAGGTCAAGTTAATTCCGTCCTTGTTGTTGTATTCTGCCACTGAGTTTGCGGCATACCCTTGTTCGGGCGGTGGGTCGGTGTCCCGAAATCCCAGAAAGATTAACATGTTTTTCCAAATCTGCGGTAATGTTATCATTTTCCTTTCCTCTTCCATACTAAATTCATCGCATAGCGGATGGCGGATAGATGGTGATCGTTGCCGTCCGGATATGCGTCTATTACAAATCCGTCCTTATCCAGTTCATACGAATAAGTCAATAATTCATCGGTCGTATAGGGGCAGCGCTGACCGTCAACCACAATCTTCTCTAAGGATTGCAGCCATTTGAATGAATATTCAACACTCCCCGGAGCCTTTTCCGCACCGCGTGCCGCCAGACCGTAGGCACGTAAATCGCCGATGGACTTCGGTTCTGCGCTGTCGCACATCAACAAATTGTTGCGGACTTTAGGCTTTAGCAGCTGCGCAAGTTTTTCATTGCTTGTTTTGCTGCCGTGTAATTCATCGAACACAAAAAGCGTTTTCCGATTGGCGTTGTAATACATGCAGTTATAGGCGTAGGGGTCTACCCAGCCAAAGTCTAAGCCGTAGTACAAGCGGTCAAAGTTTCGAATCTCATCATTCGTAATCGGGCGAACCTCAACATTGGTGAATACCTCCGTACCGGTTCCGGTGACTTCGCCCAGATATTCATGGGCGTAGTTTTCGGGCTTGGTGTTTTTCAAGTGTTCCGCATCCTCAATAAATTTTTCTCCCAACCATTCAGCCGGAACATCAAGATAGGTGCTGTGGTGTACATACCGATTCGGATTGACCTCCAGAACCTCTTTATTGACCCAGGAACGCGCACTCGCCGGGGGATTGTAGCTATAAAACACAACGAACTTACTACCACCGCGCAGCAGAGATTGATTGATGTTTCGGATTTCGTCCATGCCGCGAAACTGGTCGGCTTCTTCGAACCACACATATTTGACATAGCCTTTTCGGACTTTGAGTGATTTGATCTTTGTCGGATCATCCGTGCCGCGGAATAATATCTCCTGTCCTGTGGGGCGGTAGGTGATTTTCAAGGGGGAGATATTGCAGCGGAATTTGTGCAGCAGCCCCAACCGTTCAATCGCCCATACAATTTGATTGTATACACTGTCTTTGAGGTTGGTTTGAAGCTTACGCAATACCACGGCATTAGCATTTTCATCACGGATGATTCCCAGAATCAGCTCAATGCTGATGAATGAGGATTTTGTGGAACCTCTGCCGCCCTTTAACCAGTAGTGCGTGTGTAACCCGTCTTTGATGTCATGGTGTACGGTATAGAACGCCGGGGCGATAACGCTGTCAAGATTCATTGCTATCCTCCCTTGGAATGTTGTCTATAATCTGCACCACGCCATCCCCCTCGACCTGTGTACGGTCGGTAAACAGCGCATAATACCGCCCCAGCATGTCCGCAGCTTTGTTGACATCCGAAATCTTGACCGGAATCGGTACAATTATCGGTTCTTCCGAATCCTCTATTTTCTTTCTGCCATCCTCATCATAGCCGCTTTTGTGCTTCTTGACAGTTACTACAACATTTTCCGATTCCTCACGCCGAAGAATCCGCGTCAGCGTTTGCAGAACCTCATCCTGCTTGGCGATAAGCGTGTCTTGCTTTTCGTCCATTCTTTTTTGTATATGAGCCTGGATATTAACATTTCTTAACAGCCTTGAAGCCGTAGCCGCTGCCGTTTTTGCCGAATACCCGGCACGAATCGCCGCCTGTGTTCCGTTTAAATCAGTCAAATATTCCTCGCAGAATAGCTCCTGCTGTGCCGTTAATGCACTTGACACCCTTATCACCTCACTTTCCCATAAAAGCAACCCCGGCATGGTCCGCATTGTCAAGAGGCGCGCCGAGGTCTATTCATCCGCATACAAAAAGCACACCGAATCAGTGTGCTTTTCAGAGAGAGGTACATCCGCCGATTGCGGAAGTGGTGCTATACTAAAAAAGTAGACACAATTATGCAAAATATGATATAATAAAATAAACACAAAAATAGGAGGAAAGACAATGGGTAACAACAATTATACCAAATATGACGAGGATTTCAAAAAATCCCTTGTTTCTCTGCACCAAAACGGAAAAACTCAATCTCAGCTCTGCAAAGAATACGGAGTTTCTCAATCCGCACTTGGAAAATGGGTAAAGCAATACTCTACTGTTGAAGTCGGCGACGGCGAGCTGCTTACCGCCAAACAAGTAAAGGAACTCCAAAAACGTAACGCACAATTAGAAGAGGAAAATTTAATCCTAAAAAAAGCGATTGCCATATTCACGCCACACTCAAACAAAGATTAGAAGCTGTGCATAAGCTCCGTTTCCAGCATAGCATTAAGATATTGTGCAAGGTTCTCAGAGTAAACAGGAGTACCTATTACAAGCACTTCTCTGCCGAACCCTCTCCGCGTATTAAAGAAAATCAATATATTGCTTCTTTAATTCTTCATATCTATGCTGATTACAACAAACGGCTCGGCGCTTACAAAATTACCTATGTTCTTCAGCGTGATTATGGCATAAACATCAGTGTCGGACGAGTGTACCGCTTGATGAAACAATTGCAATTGCCAAAAATGTCTACGGATAAACCTGCTGTCCGTAGCAGTTCTTCTGCTGCCGAAGCTTGCTGCAATCATCTGCAACAGAAATTTAATCAGAAAGCTCCTAATCTTGTATGGGTTAGTGACATTACTTATATTAAAGCCGGAGGAATATGGTACTATTTGTGTATTGTTATGGATCTATTCTCACGAAAGGTGATTGCGTGGCATATATCCTCAAAAGCCAATGTTGATTTGGTTATTACTGCCTTTAAAAAGGCATACGAAAAACGAAATGCTCCGTATGGGCTTATGTTTCATTCCGATAGAGGCTCGCAGTATACTGCCTTCACTTTTAGGCAGCTTCTCGACTCTCTTAATGTTGTGCAGTCTTTTTCTAAGAAAGGTTATCCTTTTGACAATGCTTGCTGTGAATGTTTTTTCAAGTATCTCAAAAAAGAAGAAACAAATCGCAAATGTTATCACTCTTTAACGGAGCTTCGGTTATCTGTTTTTGAATACATTGAAGGGTATTACAACACAAAAAGACCTCACGGAACGCTTAATATGCTTACACCCAATGAAGCGGAAGCTTTATATTGGGAGCAGACAAAATAGCCTGCTCCCCTAAAAAAATTGTGCTTTTTTGTGTCTACTTACTTGACTATGGTTCATTCCTTGCTGTACTTTGACATTTTCTTTCCCTCTTTCTGATTTATTATATCAGAAAGAGGGAAAGAAAATGTCAAAGTACAGCAAGGAATTTAAAGAGGAAGCGTTAAAACTG